TAAAGCACTTTGATGTTTCTACGTTTGCAGGCGTGGTGCTGGATGAGTCGTCAATTCTTAAATCGTACATGGGTAAAACCAAGCGCATGATTATCGACGCTTGCGAGTCGGTACAGTATCGCCTAGCCTGTACTGCCACTCCATCACCAAACGACTACTTAGAGCTAGGTAATCACGCTGAGTTCTTAGGCGTTATGCCGTCCAATGAAATGATTATGCGTTTTTTCATTAACGACACAATGGAAGCTGGCGCGTATATGTTACGTCCTCACGCTGCAGATAAGTTCTGGCAATGGTGCGCGTCATGGTCGGTATGCCTGTCTAATCCATCCGATATGGGTTATGACGGTGATAAATACATATTGCCTACGCTAAATCAGTCATTTGTTGAAGTTAGCACAGAATCACTCGAACCAGGCGCAGATGATGATATGTTTCGTACTGTCATTATCAATGCTACTTCTATTCACAAAGAAGGCCGTTTGACTGCAGAGTTACGCGCCGTTGAAGTTGCTAAACTGGTGAATGAATCAGATGAACCGTGGCTAGTTTGGTGTAACACTAACTATGAAGCTGACGCTCTAAAAGGCTTAATACCTAATGCAGTTGACTTGCGCGGTAGTGATACTGTTGAAAAGAAAGAGTCATCATTAGAAGGCTTTATTGATGGTTCTATTCGTGTATTGATTACCAAGCCGTCTATTGCTGGCATGGGCTTGAATCTTCAACATTGCCGCAATATGGCGTTTGTAGGCCTGTCGTACTCTTATGAAGATTACTACCAAGCAATCCGCCGTTGTTATCGTTTCGGCCAAAAGCGCGAAGTGAATTGTTACGTTATGGCTGCAGATAGCGAGCGTTCAATTCTTAAAATCATTCAAGAAAAAGAAAAGGCTCATCACACAATGAAGTCAGAAATGACTAAGGCAATTTCTATTTTTCACAGCGAGACAGACATGACAAATAACACGCCATATTTCGGCAAACAAAGCGGCAATAACTGGGAATTGCATCACGGTGATTGCGTCCACGTTGCACAGAAGATTGAATCAGGCACTATTGATTTAAGCGTTTATAGTCCTCCGTTTAGCAATTTATACATTTATTCCGATTCTGAGTACGATATGGGCAATTCGTCGGACGATGGCGAGTTTATGAAGCATTACTCATATTTAGCTGAGGAATTGTACAGAATCACTCGTGAAGGCCGTTTGACTGTAATCCACTGCAAAGATTTACCCATGTACAAAGGCCGTGACGGTGCTGCAGGCTTGCGTGACTTTCCTGGCGAGATTATCAAGATGTACGAGTCGAAGGGTTGGGTATTTCATAGCCGCGTGACTATCTGGAAAGACCCTGTAATTGAAATGCAGCGCACTAAAAATCATGGTTTGTTGTATAAGCAGCTATGCAAAGACAGTGCAGCTAGTCGTCAAGGTATGGCTGATTATCTTATCGTCATGCGTAAGTGGGGTGATGAATCAAAGTGGGAGTCTGTTACTCGTGGTGGCGAGCGTTTTTGTGATTACAAAGGTATGACTCAATGCCAGCCTACTGACAAAGACCTTGCACGCGCACGCACCGAAGAAGAAGAAAAACGCCTTTACTCGATTGCAGTATGGCAGCGTTACGCATCGCCAGTGTGGTTTGACATTAATCAAACAAACGTACTTAACAAGATGCAAGCTAAAGAAAAGGAAGCTGAACGGCATATTTGCCCTCTCCAGTTAGACGTTATTGAGCGTGCTGTTGAGCTTTGGTCTAATCCTAATGACTTAGTATTTAGTCCGTTTACTGGCATTGGTAGCGAGGGTTATGTGTCGCTCAAGATGGGGCGGCGTTTCGTTGGTGCTGAATTGAAGAAGTCTTATTTTGATATTGCCTGCACAAACCTAGATGACGCTATTTCTGTTAAGCAAGAATCACTATTCTAACTCACAAAATCACAAGGACGTGATTCACTGGAGATAACCATGCACATATCCCTTACCCGCGTATTTCTTGAATGTTTGCTTGCGTACCACTTAAACAGTTACGCACAGGCTAAAAAGGTGTTAATCCACTATGCCGATAAGGTAAGCGTTAAGAATAAAAAGACGCTTAAAATGATACTGGCCCGGCTAGAGTTGTCAGATAACGACACTCAAAAACAGTATTTTAAACTGTTATCTGACTCACTTTAACTACCCACAACCGCCGCATTGTATTATAATTGAGTCACTGGCTAGGTGTCGAAACCCGAATCAGTGACAATTGAATCGTCAGGCCAACAGAGCCTCTAAATCTGTACTGTGTCCCTTTAGCGTTTCCTGCCTGACGATTCGGCGCGAAAAGGGAGTTCGACCACAGTACAAATTTAGGGGTTTTTTATTGGAATTTTTTACAATGGCACGAATTAGAACAGTTAAACCTGAATTTTGGACAAGTGAATCAGTCGTTGAATGCTCGTGCAATGCTCGATTGCTTCTTATTGGTATGCTTAATTTTGCAGACGATTACGGTAATTTGGTTAATTCACCAAAACGCCTAAAAATGCAAATTTTCCCTGCTGACATTATCGACACAACGCCTTTGCTTGAGGAGTTAATTAAACACGGTTTAGTTATTCCTTATTCCGTTGATGGCGAAAAATACCTAAATATCAAGGGCTTTAGAAAGCATCAAGTCATAAATAAACCATCTAAATCTAAGATACCACTACCATCATTTGACAAGAATGTTGATTTAGTAGTGGATGACGAGTGTGTGAATACTACCGTAGTAGTGGATGACGAGTGTGTGACGGAAGGGAAGGGAAGGGAAGGGAAGGGATTAAATACAAAAAATAACGCGCACGAGGTTATTGATGAGTCCATTCAAGTTGAAAAACTCAAGCAAGGCCAATTTGCAAAACCTGATACTTTCAAAATCACGTTTGAGTGGAAGCCTTCGCTAGACTTTGAAACGCGATGCAAGATGGCAGGCAAAGATTTTGCAAAGTTTAACGATGATATTTTATTATCGTTTATCAACTACAACGAAAGCCGAGAACAGTATAAAACCCAAAAAGAATGGGAGGCTTTACTGCTGACTGCGTTTATGCGAGAACTAGCAAGGCCATCGCCTAAGCAACAATCACCATATCAAAAAAACACACAACAGGCACGAGATGAGCTTGACGCTGAACATGCTAAGTACGATATGTCAAACGAGATTGTTCCCGAAAAAATGCCAGTCGTTAGCGTGGAAGAAAAAAAACGACAACAGGAAATAATACAACGAATGTTAGCAGGTGAAGAATAATGGAAAACTTTGAAGAAGAAAAAATACCGCACTCCTTAACGCTAGAACAAGCTGTTTTAGCTGTTGTTATGGCTGACCCTGTAGGTTGGGATGAAGTTAGCGACATACTAGAGGAAAATGACCTATTTAGCGCACCTCACCGCATTATTTTTAGAGCAATTAAATCGCTTTATACAAAAAACAAGCCTGTTGATGCTTTTTTGGTTGCTGAGTGGTTAAAACTTAACGGATTGCATGAAAAGGCGGGCGGCGATGAAATGCTTAGTCGCGTCATAATGGACTGCCCTACAACAACAGACAATGTCAAACATCATGCCGAAAGAATCAGGGAGTTTTCTATTGAGCGTAAGTTGTTGGCAGTTACCGAAAAGATTAAAACAGGGATTTTAGTCAAAGAAGGTAAGACGACTTTAGAGATTTTAGAGTCGGCCGAATCTGACATTTTATCAATTGCAAATAAAAACTCATCGTTTGGAGCTGGTGTTGAATTGTTTGGGGCAAAGGAATTATTTGCTGACGCATTAAACAGAATGGATATTGCTTCGAGGTTAGACGATGGTGAATTGATAGGTATAAACACAGGACTGAAAAAAGTTAATGAGTACACGGATGGATTTCAAAAGCAGGATTTAATTTATATTGGCGCACGTCCAAGTATGGGCAAAACGACTCTTGCTTTAAATTTCTCTGAGTCCGCTTTGTTTGGTCAGGATTTGCCTGTTGTTATTTTTTCAATGGAATCACCAAAACATCAAATGACGCAGCGACTCATGGCTTCACGAGCTAATGTTTCATATCAAAAAGTAATACGTGGAAAGTTTGAGAATAACGAGTTTAACCGCGTCAATTCTGCAATGGCCGACATTAAAAAACGTAAGTTGATTATGTGCGATAGGGGCGGACTATCACCAAACGAGATGCGGACTGCTTTAAAAACAGTTGTTAGAGAGCATGGCGGCGTAGGCTTTATCATGGCTGATTATGTCCAAAAAATGAAGCTAAAAGGAAACCATAAACTAAACCGCAATGATGAGTTATCAGAAATAAGCGGAGATTTGAAACGTATTGCAATGGAGTTTAATTGCCCTTTTATTTGCTTATCTCAATTATCTAAGGCTTGTGAAACTAGGCCAGACAAACGCCCTATGATGTCTGATTTGCGCGATTGTGGCAGCTTAGAGGCTGATGCAGATGCGGTGATAATGCTATATCGTGAAGAACGGTATTTTCCTAAAAAAGCCGACTGTTTAGGAATTGCAGAATTAATATTTTGCAAAAATAGAAATGGGCAAGTTGGCACAGTATATACGCGGTTTGACGGTGCAACATTTAGATTTAGTGATATTCAACACAGTGATTATGATGAGGAATGATGATATGAGCGAAACAATGAAAATAGGAAAAGACTACGTCGATTTCTATAAAAACGGCCATACGTTTTATGAATTAAGTTTAGTCAGTGTAAGACCTGATAACTTAGAAATGCAGATAGAACATATGGAGCAAAAGCGGTGGTTTACGCCACAAATGGCAGTTGACTTTCGCGCAGCATTAACTCGATGGGTTAATCATGGCAATGCGTTAAAAGGTGTCAAAAAATGAAGATTAAGGTATTCATCTGCGAACTATGCAGACGCGAGACGATGATGAAAGACGAGTCGTTAATGACGGGCAAGTGCATACCCTGTTACTACAAGAACATCATGCTAATTAGATGAATTATGGCCTCACTTGACAAGTGACACCTGATAAAATGACTGAATACAAAAAAGCGAGGTTATTATGGAATTTATCGAGGCTCATGTAGAAGTGAGTTACGGCCAACAGTGGCCTGTTGAACAAAAAGAAAGCCGTGATGTTGTTATAGCGCGGCATATTAAAGAAACGGAAAAGGAGTTGAATTGTGAATAAAAGTGAAACTATTGGCAAGTTAGCTAAGGCAATCGCG